CTTACCGGGTATGATTTACCATTAAATTTGATTGCTTTTGATTCTCTCATATTACGTTACTGTTTGAATAGTTACCGCCCCGTCAATTTCTAATGTAGCCGAAAAGGTTACATCCTGCTGTGCTTCTGCATTAATTTCAAGCGATGAAATGTAAGCAGAAAAGGAGCGGATTGAATCACCAGTTACTCCGGTAGTAAAATCAACGGATAATTGAGTTTTATTCTCGAAAGCCGTTTCTAATGTTTCGGGGCTGTTATTTGTAGCATCTTCGGCGTAAAAACCTTCGATTGATACAGTACCCGACGCTTCTTTTAGGCTCTTTTCGACCTGGCCAGAAGTCAAGTCTTTATGTATTCGATCCTCAACATTTCGCGTGCGGCTGTAATTTGATACCGTTGCGTAGGATACGACCGATGATCCTATTTTGATCCTAAGTAGACTACCGTCTACGATTCCAGTAGTTGCCATAATTTATTTATTTTAATTTTGTTTTACGATCCTAAATAGAAAGCTCATTTGTGTTGCAAAAGCCTCCAGCTCCTGAATAAATGTATCGTCGCTTTGGCTTTGAAAATAAACTCCTTGAATATTTATATTTTTTACAGTTCCTCGGTATTCGTCTAGGAGGTCAATAATTGCCTGGCTTAAAGTCGCTGCTTCTCCATACTTCGCCGTGTAAATGTCGATTTGCCACCGCACTTTGTAATTTTCTGTATCTGCACTCTTAACCGTGCTTTTTTCGACATCTGTCTTATAATGAACCAACGCCGGGTATGGTACATTTTGCGGCACTTGATCGGGGTATATTCTGTTTTTAACGATACCGCTGATCGTTTCGTCATTTCTCAATATTTCAAATACAGCCGGTGCAACATTCATAATCCTGTATCTTTTTTGAGTTTTGCTATCTCCTTGTCTAGTTCCTGCTCTGCTGTTTTCAGTATTCGCCCTGCGTTTGCAGTTAGTGCTGGTTCCAGGAACCGCTTTCTAAACGCTTGCTCACTTCCTGCCATCATTGCGGCATAGTAGCCGTCTACCTTCGTCGCATTCAAGCCGAAAACACCTTTTGTGTTTCCTTTCCTCAATTTTGGCCCTACAAACTCCCGAAATGATTTACGAAAGTTCAGCCGTTTAATTGACTTGCGCAGGTTCCCAGGCACGTAAGCCGCTAAAATCACACCACTACCTTTTGTGGCTCGTCTGCGTTTCACCACCTTTGGCGTAGAATATCGGTAGTGTATCTTTTTTGATCGTGGCACTTTTGGCCGGGCTGCATCTACTACAATTTTTGCAGGTTTGCGCATTATTCTACGTCTTAGCTTCCTGTCGCTGATACTGTTTTGAAAATCATCTAGCGACCGTAACACCTCTTGTAACTCCTGCTCGTTAATTGTCATCTAGGATCGTGTTAGGTGTCCAAATCCTACCTTGTCCGTCCGTCCAGCTTATACCCGTGGCATTAGTTAGCGTTTGCGACGGGTCTTCAAATATCCATTGGTTGCCGTCCGGGTCAGTCCAGTATTGTCCATCTTGCGTAGACCAAGCTAACAGGGTGGAAGGTCGGTCTTGCTTACACTCTAGTACCAAATAACTATTACGTAAGTCAGGTAATACCGTCAATATGTCAAATTCATAACCCCGAGCATATAGCCGCATCTTTGCCGTAATTCCCTCCAGGTAGCGTAATTTGATACGGGTATTAACAAAGCTGTGAATACGTGCGCCTTCGCTTTTTTCATCGCTGCCACTTTCCAAAAACTCAATATTACACCACACTTTTTGCGATGCGATCCAGGTTTGCGTTTCGGCTCCGTTTTCATCCCTGCCCGTTAGCGGGGATAAAAACTGTAATTCATGCCGCATTAATCCTATGACGTTTTTCTTATTCAAATGTCCAGTTTCTATGCAGGTAAACTAATTTGTCGATATACGTAACCCGCTCTTGCACGGGATTCATCCTGTTCTCGTAAGCGAATGCAATCGCATGAAGAATTAAGGTTTTCAGCTTCGACGGCACATCTGCGGCGGTATCTCCATACCCAGCTACAAAATTAATTGTAACCGCTTCTGATTCTGCTTGCAAGGTCGGCCAGGTGTATCCGTCTTTCAGGTATATTCGCGCTGGCTGTGTAGTGTTATCTAATACGTAACTATCAGCGCTTAGTATTTGCGTTGTGTCGGATGTGGTTTTGTAGGCGATGCTTGTAACAGATTGCACTGGGTAAGCATCTAATTCAAATTCAACCGAACCAACGGGCCATTCGTCGCGGGTCTGTTTTACTGTTTGCGTAATCATTTTAAGGTTCAGTGCATCCTCCATAGACTGCCTAGTTGATTCAATTAGCATAGTAATTAAATCATCGTCGGCCGTACCAATCACTTTAAGCCAATTTTTGGCCTCGGTTAAAGTAATCGGTTCTACAGCGGGTGCACTTATAACCTTTGTTGCCATTACTTCGCTTTGCTTTTTCGGGTCGTCGTCGGCTTCTTAACGGCTTCTGCTAACCCTTCCTTAATGAATTGCTGTCCGCTTTCTTTTTTAAGCGTGTATGTACGACCCTTGACATACTTGCCAAAGATCGTAACACACGTTGTTAAAAACTTTACTTCCATGTTATGCCGGTTGTGCTAATGTCTTAATGGCTGTTGTACTAATCAGCTTACCGTCGTAACGGGCAAACGCCAGGAATCCTACCGAAAGATCGTCGGCAAAACGCTCATTCAAGCGACGGATAGACACATCACGGACCCGGCGGATAATGTACTTTGACCAATCACCAAAGGCGATAGGTTTTGCGCTCGCTCCAATGTCGGCCATATCCTGATTAATGACGTAGGGCTTGCCTAGTAAGGTGGACGGTTCACCGTCACGCAATGATGGAACCCAAAGCGGACGATCGTCGGTCGTACCGATAGTTAGCTTCTTAATGGCTTTCAGGGTCGCGTCATTCATCATAAAGGCAGCGCTTGGCATATCGCGATAATCAGGATCAACACCGTGCAGCAAATCAAAAATATCATCCGCTGTGATAGCTGAATTGCTTGAGCCTGTCACCGTTCCGGCATTGGTTGTAAATCCAGTAGGCTTTCCAGAACCGTCGCCGGTCGTGAAATGCTCGTTTAAGGCACGCCCAAAACCGATACCTAACAGGTTTCCAAGCTCACCAACCACGTTAGTAGCTTCGTCCTGTAAAAATTCAAGCGATAATTTTACCAGGTCGCGGTAAGTGTACGAACTGAACTGAATACGACCAAATGTCATATCCTGTACCGCTGTTGTAGCCGCTTCTGCAACGATCACCGCCTTACGTGCAGTATCGTTTAAGGTGGGCCAGTTTAGCGTACCACCGCCCGCTGTGGTGATAATGCGAGATACTTGCATCATACCGCCATAAGCGAGTAAAGCAATCTCAATAGCATTGAATAGCTCAATAGGCACATTATAGCCGCCGTAGGTTGTGCCTGATGTGGTCGTGGTGATCGTCTCTGTACCTCTTTGGAGTACCCGCTGTTCATCTGGGCTAAGATTGCCACCGGTAAAGTGCTTGATAAACACGTCTAAGTATTTGGGCTCGTTGCGTGTTTCTGTTTGCGCTTCTACCTGTGTGTTGGCTTCTGCAATAGATTCTAAGCGCTCCAAGTTTTTGATTTGTCGCTCGGCTTCTGCAATGTCGGCTTCCGCTTTTTTGAATCTATCCTCTTCGTCGGCGGTAAAACCACGTTCTTCGCTTTTTAATCTTTGGCGCAAATCCATCATGTCAGCATAGATTGCAGCCTTCTTCTCGTACAATGATTTAATAGTCATAACTATTATTTTTAAATTAAAAAATATTATCAATGCGGGCCACATCTATAGCCGCAAATGCTTTTTGTATTTCTTCCTGTGTTGCTGTCGAATCGGTGTTTTCATTTTCAATTTCTGCAAAAACCTCGTCTTTAATTATTTCGACCTCCTGCAAATTATCTTCAATGCTGCGCACTTGTGCCGTAGGATCAGCAGGTACAGGCACCAGGCTAATCTCGAACGGTTCCCAATCAACCGCCTTATAAATCGGGCGCTTTCCATCTTCTTGCTCAATACGCTGAACTTTGCGCACTTCGTAGCCAATAGATATATTTTTGATAATCCCGTCCTGTACGTCCTGGACAATGCCCCGCACATCTTCGCGCTTACTTAGTCTAATTGTAGCGCCGCCCTGCCCTTTTTCAATCCAGGCTCGTTCAACTACTCCAATCTGACTATTTAGACCGCCAAAGCGATCATGGTTATTTAGCACCGGCGCTCCAGAATTTAGCCGGTCTAGTTTAACGTGGTTGCCCTCAAAGCTTAACACTTCGTCGTATTCCTCATCATTGCGAAAGTCGTACCGCCTTACCGGTCGCTCCGTCGTAAAAGTTACGTCGAATGAGTTATTTTCTTCGTTATAGCTCGTTGGGGAAAATGCGCCCCGAAAAGCGGTTTTAATCGTTTTGATTGTCTCCATTGTTATTTTGATTTTCAGGGTCAAACATATTAAGCGGCACTAAGTATTGTTGACCGCTTCCATCTTCGATCGGGTTTAATCCCTCCATTTTTCGCGCTTCATCCCTATTAATTATTCCGTATTTCATCATCGCATCTATGTATGATGCTCGGCCTTTAGCGTCGGGTCGTAACAGGCCTTTCAGGTCAAACTGCGCTCGGTGATCGTCTTGCTGTGCATCTGGCAGCAGCTTTGCATATATTTCAGCCTCGATCTTTTCAACCAATAGCCGGATAGTGTAATTGACAAAAAACTGTGCAATACTTTCGGCATTGTTTAGCGTTGCGTCGCTGTAATCTTCCAGTAGGATTTTAGGCACGCCCGTAATTCTCGCAATGTCAGCGGTAATGCTTGCTTTTGTCGCTTCGCTGCCCGCCTGCATAGGTGTAACGGTAATCGGCTTGTAATCCATACCCTCTTCCAGTACAGCCACTTTCCCGGCTTTGGAACTGCCGCCGTATAACTTAGCCCATGATTTACGCAAACGCTTTGCGCTTTCAGGTTTAAGCTGTGCCGGGTGCATTAACACACCAGATAGGAAAGTACCATTTGCATTAAAATTGGCCAGGTAATCCCGTGCGGCGATAGCCAGGGCAAAATTCTTTTTGTGTACCTTTATTTTGTCAATCCCGCTTAATCCGCTTTGTCCGGTTTCGTGTACGTGGAAAACCCGGTCAGGATATAATCGCCGCTGTATATCGTCTTTTGTGTGAATGTACCGCACATCGCCCCGGCCTGTTTTTTCAATCGCTACCTCTTCGGGCTTTAATATATCTAGCTGCTTAATTTCACCGGACTGATACCGGCGTATTTCAGCATAGAAATTACCGTATAGCTCTAAGTGTAATACAAGCGTCTCTAAAAACGAATAAGACGTATAGGTTGGAGCGGGCTTGATGTTAATAAGGCGAGTAATCGGATGGGTTACTAGCTTTTCCTGCCGATCCTGAGAAATGCGAATAATAGAAAAAGGAAGCGACGCAATTACGCCGGATTTGATTTGAACCGCTCGGTAAAATTCAGGAATAGACAGGATAGTATCGGCGTTAATCTGGATAGAATCAGGATCGCTGCCGCCTTCTTCTAGTGTTGTGGTGGTTATAGGCGTAGAAGGATTCTCCAAACTACGTTCAGAAACTTTTGAGCGAATCCCTAACCAATCAAATAAACCCATTTACCACATTTAAAGGCAATATGCGGCTGTTGTTGGGTTTTTAGCGTTTGTTTTGATAACAAACTACTTTAGAGACTTAAAATAGGCGTGTTTAGCGTGTCTAAAGCTGTTATAATCAATATAGCGGAACGTACCAAATAGACTGAAGTATTCACCTTCAATCAAATGGTAAACGGCCTTATACGTGCTTTGTGGGTTTTCTGCACACAATTCTAGGAACCGAGAAAAGTAACCCTCTCGGCTGTATAATCTGCGAACTAATGATAAGGCTTCCTGTACTTCCATTATAATATAATTATATCCCTGTCGTCATATACGCTCCCCTGGTTGTTGTGCTTATCCATCTTTTCACCCATAGCCATAATTAACGCAATCATCCCATCTACTTTCTCGGTGCTTTTTGCTTTGGTAATCTTAATATCACCAGCGGGATTTACGTCTAGCTCTATATTTGAATTATGCCACCTAGAAACGGGGTTTTTGCCTACGTTAATGCTATTTGTCAACATTAGCCGCTGATACTCTTTTGTCGGGGCGTTCATACTCCCGAACCCTTGGCCAAACTTCTCAAAGGGTAAACCTTCCTCCAATAAATCAATAACTAGCTGTGAACTATTCCACCGGTCATATCCTACGCTGCAAATGTCGTACATTTCTGCTATTTGCATTATCTCATGCTTTAGAATATTGTAATCGGTTACGTTCCCAGGCGTGGTGATAATATAGCCGTCATTAATCCAGTCCAGGTAAGGGACAGCGTCTTTGCTTACCCTGTCCCTTACGTTATCTTCCGGAATCCAATACCACCAGATTGCACAGGGTTTATTTAGGCCGTCTTGCTCCGGGAAATACAAGCAAAAGGCGTTTGTATCATTTACGGACGCCAAATCAAGGCCACCGTAACATATTTTGCCTTTCAGGGCGTTTATATCAATTTCGCCCATGTTTTCGCAATAAGTTGCGTCCTTGATGAAAGTAATTCTACTCGATACCCATTTATTTAGGTTTTTTGTCAGGAAGTTAGCTTCCTTATCCGCTCCCATTGTCACTGCATCTCGGTATTGGTC